CATTTCAGCGCGGCAAGCTCTCCCCCTATCAGGAGGAGTGTCTGCACCGCGCCGTACTCGAACCAGGTCCGACCGCGACGTTGATCCTCACTAATGCGTCAGCTGCGAGGCGGAAGCTCAAAGAGGCGCTGACTGCCTAATCGCTAGGCAAGATGTGAGCGCGGGGAGTGCGAATAGAGGCGCGACGCGCTGGACGATAGAGTTCTCCGAACCTGTCGGGACGAACGGACATGCTTGACAACCTTGGTTGATATGGCGACGATGAAACGATCCACGAAGAAGCGGGCGAAGAAGAGGCGAGCGAAGAAGGCAGCTTTGCCTCGGGGTAAGCGCGGGCAGCCTACGAAGCTCACGCCCGAGACTCAAGCGCTCATTGTCGAGGTTCTCAAAGAAGGGAACTATCGACGAGTAGCCGCTGGATGCGTCGGCATCGATGAGGTTACTTTGAGCCACTGGATGAAACGAGGTAGAGAAGGTATTGCGGAGGATCGAGACGACATCTACGTTCAATTCTTTCTAGCAGTGACCGCTGCAGAGCATGATGCTCACCGGCTCATGGTCAAGGCAGTCACTGCCGCTGCCAAACAGGACTACAAGGCAGCTCTCGAATACCTCAGCCGGAAGTTTCCTAAAGAGTGGGCTAAGGTAGATCGCATGAAGGTGCAAGGCGATCCCGACGCGCCGATTGCTATGAGGCACAGCGGACGGATCAGCGTCGAGACCGATGACCGCCTTGAGAAGTACCGCCCGGTACTCGAGAAGCTGGCGAGGCAGCAAGCTGCAGAGCCAGTGCAGGCAGAGAAGGAAGCAGGAGAGGCAGCATGAATGAGATCATTGGTTGTGTAGCGCTCGCTCTGATCGCCATCGGCTCGCTGGTAGTGAGCCTGGTGAGCATCGGTGCTCACGTCGGCACCAACCGAACAGAATCGACGAAGCCCCCGCCCGCGCCGTGGGCTGGATTGCGGCGGTGAGATGACCGAGGCGGCATCATATGGCGCTCAAGAACGAAGGGGGAGAGCTGTGCCGAAGACAGATGCGCTTTACGTGGGCATGATCGAAGTCGGTGGGACGAAGATCGAGGTGTTTGCACTCGTGAAAGGGGTGAGGTTGAAGGTGACGGCGAGGGTGAAGGTCGGCTTCTTCCGCAAGACGATGTGTCGATCCTTCGACTTGACGCCCGATCTCGCCAAACGTGCCGTCGCTCTGATCCTGGATGCACTGCGGCAGCGGCCTGCAAACTGTCGCCTCGACGTGGGCACGCTTGTGCGAGAGCCTCAAGCGCCAGCGAGGGGACCTGAGTGACTACCACTGCTCCCATAGACACGTTGGACCAAGGCGAGCTCGAGCGCCTCTTCGCTGCGACAGTGCTCGACAATCCGTGGATTCCGCAGGAGCCTACGCTCAAGCAAGCAGAGTTCCTCATGCATTTCGAGCTTGAGGGATTCTATGGCGGCGCAGCGGGCGGTGGAAAGACGGATGGATTGCTTATGGCAGCACTGCAGTTCGTCGAATGGCCCGACTACCATGCGCTGATGCTGCGGAAGACGTATGCGGACCTGTCGCTTCCTGGGGCACTCATGGATCAGGCACAACAGTGGCTGATTCCGCTCGGAGCGGATTGGAACGAGATCGAGAAGACGTTCACCTTCCCGCCGCACGGCTCGACGCTATCCTTCGGATATCTCCAGTACGAGCGCGACAAGTACCGCTATGATGGTCCGCCATTCCAGTTCATTGCATGGGATGAGCTCACGCAGCATCCTCGTTCGACGTACAGCTATCTCTTCGGGCGTGTCCGCCGACGATCTGCATCCAATATCCCGCTGCGTGTGCGTGGCGCATCGAACCCCGGCGGCCTCGGCCATGAGTGGGTCAAAGAGGACTTCGTCGATTCCGAAACACGCAAGCCTGGAACATTCTTTATCCCGGCCAAGCTCAAGGACAATCCGCATCTTGATTATGATAGCTATGTGCGATCACTAAGCCATCTCGATCCCATCACCAGAGCACGCCTGCTCAACGGTGACTGGACGGCGGCGTTCGGTGGATCGAAGTTCCAACGTCACTGGTTCGATGTGGTCGAGGCGGCGCCTGCTAGCGCAATGAAACTCGTGCGCTACTGGGACTTGGCGGCGACGGCGCCGAAGCCAGGAAAGGATCCTGACTACACCGTGGGGTTGCTACTCGGGCGAACGGGCGATGGAGTATTCTACATCCTCGACGTGCGGCGGCGGAGACTGAACCCCAAGGGGATCGAGGATTTGTTGAAGCAGACTGCAATCACCGATGGGAAGAGCGTAGACATCCTGATCGAGCAGGAGCCGGGAGCATCAGGCAAGATCCTGATCGATCACCTGATTCGGCACACGCTAGCGGGCTTCTCAGTCAAGGCTGATAAGGTATCGGGTAGTAAGGAACTTCGAGCGAACCCTGTCTCGTCGCAGGCCGAAGCAGGCAATGTCAAGATACTGGCGAGGCCCTGGACGAGGGATCTCCTGGAAGAGCTCGAGGCGTTCCCAGAGGGTTCGCACAAGGACCAAGTCGATGCGCTATCAGGAGCACTGAACGGCTTGACGCCTGTGGAGTCGCCGTTCTTGATCGGCCGAGCGAGCGGAGCGAGACCGAGGATGGACCGAGTGACGGCAGCTCGAGCGACGGTGATTCATTAGGAGCTCTGAATGCCAACGCCATCTATGCTAAAGGAGATCGGCAGCAAGATTTCGAGTGCGCTCTCGGTGCTGTTCGGTGCGCCTCCTACGTTGAAGGCAGCGGGAGACCGACAGCCGTTCGTGCCGAGCTATGCATCGAATCGTCCGGTCTTCACCACATGGAGTACGGATCGAGCGATCGCTCAGGGCCTAAAGGCGAGCGTGTGGGTGTACGCCTGCATCAGGAACCTCGCTCTCTCAGCGTCGATTCCGTTACTCGTAGAGAAGCGGGTAAGTGAGACTGAGTGGGAGCCCGTTCCCGATCATCCACTGATGCAGCTGCTCGCCTACCCCAATCCCCACATGTCGGGACAGGACATTCTCGAGCGCACATGCTATCATCTCAATCTCGGAGGCAATGCCCTCTGGCATATCGTCAGTGCTGGGACGCCCCCGGCACCCATCGAACTGTGGCCATTGCCGCCTGATCGAATCAAGCCCATCCCGCATGAGACGGATTGGATCTCAGGATACGAGTACCGCATCGGTTCTACGAAGCGTATTCTCATGCCCGAAGAAGTCCTCCATATGCAGTTCGTCGATCCCGGCAACCCGTACTGGGGGATGTCTCCATTGCAAGCGGCGGCACGTGTGGTTGATACCGACGTGGAAGCGGTGCGGTGGAACAAGCTATCCCTGCAGAACCGTGCCGTCACCGATGGGGTGTTCTCGTTCGGACAGCCGATGTCTCGAGAGCAGTGGGAAGAAGTGCGTGAAATGGTGCGGGACCAGCATCAAGGAGCTGAGCACGCTCACGATCCTTGGGTCCTCGGCTATGATAGCAAGTACCAGCAGATGTCGCTGTCACCCGTCGAGATGGACTTCCTGGCTTCGAGGCGATTCCATGTCTCCGAGATCTGCGCTGTGTATGGTGTGCCAGTCGTCCTGCTATCGCCCGAGCGCACGACTTTCAATAACATGGCGGTCGGCGAACGTCGGCTATGGATGAGTGCCATTATCCCATACCTGGAGGATCTGTGCTCAGCGCTCAACCTCACTCTTGTGCCATTCTGGGACGCTGGGCGTCGCTCACGGAACGCACAGGCGACGTTGCGGATTCGTCCTGATACTTCCAATGTCCCAGCCCTTCACGCAATCTTGGGAGAGAAGGTGAAGACAGCGAAGGAGCTCTGGGAGATGGGCGTTCCATTCAATATGCTGAACCAACGTCTGCAGATGGGGTTCGAGGACGTGCCGGATGGCGACCGCCCGAAGCCTCGTTCGGGGGGTGGGGGTGGCAATGCGTTGCCGGCTGGATCAGCGGGAGCATTGGGAGTCAAGGCCAACGATGAGACAGGCAGTATAGCGTGGGCTGACGCTGAACGTGGTGCCTACTGGAAAGCCTTCGACGGTGATCGCAAACAGTGGGAAGGACGGCTCAAGGAACTGTTCGCCGAACGATTCCTGGCGGAGGGCGATCTCGTCGCCAACGCCTTCGAGACGAACGGCATTCTCGAAGCTGAGACGGTGATCGAGGAGCAGCGTGCCATCTGGGAGGAGATCCTCGGTGCGTCCTACTCGGCGATCATGGAGCACTTCGGACAGCTCGAAGGTGCCCGCTTGATGCGTGAGGAGCGAGCAGCGGGTAGGGTCTGGGAGCCGAAAGGGCTGAAGGCTGATCCTTTCGTCTTCGATCCTGCGGCGGAGGCAGTGCAGGCATTCATTGCTCGCCACGCTGCACAGCATGTAGATGGGATATTGTCAACCACGAAGCGTCACATCGCCACCAGCATCGGTGCGGGGTTCGCAGAGAACGAGACGTCGAGCCAGATTGCGAAGCGCATTCGAGATATCTACCAACTGTGGGCGGTTCCACCTGAGGATTCACTGATCGACACTCCTCGGTCGATGCTGATTGCCAGAACCGAAGCAGGTACAGCTGCCAACTCGGGACATTTCGCCGGCGCCAAGCAAACGGGACTCCCGATAGTCAAGGAGTGGCTGACCTCTCGGGATGATCGGGTGCGCGATACGCACAGTCTTCTAGATGGGACGACTGCGCCACTTGACGAGACCTTCGGCAACGGATTGCTGTATCCGAACGATCCCAACGGGTCAGCATCTGAAATCTGCAACTGTCGTTGTGCGTTTGCTAACCACGTGGAGAAAGGCAAGTGAGCATCTGGATTGCTCCCAACTTGAGCGCCAAGCCGAGCAGGGATGTCGCCTCCTGGATCTCGCAGGTTCCTCACTCCATTCGACGGCAGGTCAGTAAGGTCGAAGTTGCATGGACGCACGAGTGGCTGGATGCTGAACCGGCGAAGCTCACTGAGGAGAACCTGATCGAGCTGAGCCGCAAGGAGGTATATCGAGCGCTCAGGCTTAAGGCCGAGAACGATACCGAAGCAGCCGTGAGGACGATCCTCGACCGAACCGCCAGGGCATATACACATATAACGAGACTGGTCGAGCGAGCGAGGCCACGTCCATCGGCGCTGCTGTTATGGGACAACCGTTCCATGGGAGCCATGGTGTGGCGTAGCGTGTGCGCTCACTTCGAGATTCCCATTGTGCATATCGAGGGTGGATGGTTGCCCAACACCCGTATCTTCGATCCCGGTGGATCCTATCTCGATCCCGTGCGAACTGATTGGCTACACGATCAGGGAGGGACGGATGCCGACGAGGAAGTCGGTCGTGCCATGATTGCCCGTTGGCGGCAGCGGCATCTCAGTAAGCATGCCCAGGGTTCGATGTCGCTCGATGCGTTCTCCATGGAGCGTCTGCGGGATGCTCGAGCGTTGCTTCTCGCTGGGCAGCTCATGCTGGACTCAAGCATGATCTTCCCGAAGGTCTCGATGCGAAGCCCGTTAGAGCTGCTGCAGCATTGTCAAGCGACATGGAGCGGTCTGATCTTGATGAAGCGCCATCCGATCTCGCAACAGGTGGAACGACATCCTCGCTTGGAGGCAGTACACCAACGCATTCGAGAGATCGCTCAAGAATCGCAAGGACGTGTTCGGTACATCGAGGAGAACGTCAATATCCATGCACTCTTCTCGATCTGTGCAGTCGTCGCTACAATCAACTCCAACGTTGGGTTGGAAGCAGCGATGTCCGGACGTCGAAGCGTCGCTTTCGGAGAAGCTCCATATACTGGACGAGGCATCACTGTGACACTTCCGGCGCATCTTCCAGGGGTGGTCTCGCAAGTGAGGGTGCTGCCGAGTACGATGCGCTTCGTCGGGTTGCTGACACGCTACCTATACCCCGAAGGCTGTTGGCTCGATTCGTGGGATAGCAAAGCATGGTGGGGCGGACCGCATTGGCAAGACGCACCTAAGCGCCTACGGGCCATGTGGGAAGGAGTGCTGAGGTGAGGCAGGAAGCTGAGAATTTGGTGCTTCGACAGGCCGCTGCTGCGGTCTCGGCTGAGCATGCCATTGTCGATCTCGGTGCGTGGAGAGGGCATGGGACCGAAGCGTTGGCCAACGGGTCTGAGGAAGGCGAGTCGGCGACGGTGTTCGCTATTGATATCTGGGGGTTGGAGCCGACAGGGCAAGGTGAACTCTACGACGACCCCGAGAATCAAGACCGGTTCCTCGCTCGACTGGAACGTCATGTCGCCTCAGGTCTGGTCGTGCCGGCTCGTTTGCATACGACCGAGGCGGCTAAGCTATGGAGTCGTCCCATCGGACTCCTGGTGATCGACGCCGACCATCGCTACGCAGGCTGCCGTGCGGACTACGAGGGCTGGAGTCCATGGGTCGTTCCTGGCGGGATGTTGGCGGTACATGACTATAAGAATCCAACGTGGCCCGGAGTTGACAAGCTGGTCGAGGTGGACATTCGCCCATCGGGGTTGTGGGAGCAGGAGAAGTTTGTGGAACCATTCTTGCTGACATTCCGACGGAAGGGGCAGTAGGAGATAGTCCGATGCCATGGGAACAAACTGAGAACGAGATTCGACAGCGTGTGCGCAATCCGAATGACTTCCGAGGGGATACATTCCGGAGGAAGAAGCTCGCTGCATCTGCCGTTCGTAAGGTGAAGGTGAACTTTACCATCACCGATGCCATGGCGAAGGGTGTGGCAATGATCCTCGGGAAGCTGAAGAAGGACAAGGTGCCCGAGGGGCACGATGCTGATGCTATGGTCCTTCAATCGATGCGTTGGGTCCGCAAGACGGATGACCATGATGGGTGGACCTTGGCGCAAGCGAAGAAGTGGTGGAATGCGTCGAGTTTCTCCAAGGAAGAGGAGGCGTGGCCGATGCTGAAGAGCGCAGTCGTCGAAACTAAACAGCGCATGGGACTCGAAGTCAAGAGCTTCCCAACGGAGTTCAAGGTCGACTCCGTCAAGCGTGTCGTCGAAGGCTATGCTTCGGTCTTCGGCGTCGAGGACTCATGGGGCGACATCGTGGAGCGGGGTGCCTTCGCCAAGACGCTCATAGAACGAGCGGGGCGGATCAAGGCGTGCTACCAGCATGACTCGTTCGCTCCCATTGGGATCCCCGAGGTGATCGAGGAGGACTCCAAGGGGCTGTACACACGCACACGAATCTCGGAGACCACGCTCGGGAGTGACGTGCTGGTGCTCCTAAATGACAAAGTCATCTCCGAGATGTCTTTCCGTTACACTCCTGTGAAATACACATGGGAGGATCGGGATCCCGAAGGCGAGAACCTGGGTCGTGTTCGGCACCTTGAGGAAGTCATCTTATTCGAGTACTCCTATGTGACGTGGGGAGCGAATGAGCTCTCTCTCGTCCTCGGCGTCAAAGCGCAGGCGGAGCTCCTTCCTATGCTGACGCAATTCCGCACACTGATGGCCGAGATCAAGGATGGAGGGCGCACGCTGACGGCACAGAACGTGGCGATGGTGCAGCAAGCCGTCAAAGCACTACAGGCACTCCTCGACGCATCCGGAGTAAGCACGGAGCCGGGGCAACCCACTCCTACTTCTGCGGGCGTTCCTGGAGCCGCTGTTGTAGATAGCGCAGGCGAGCCGCTTAGGCACTCGCTTGCGGAACTGACGAGGGCAGCAGGTGGGCTCAAAGCAGTCGTCGATGGCCGACGGCTGCGAGATAGCCTGCGAACCTTCGGTCAGGGTTTGAGAAAGGAGGTGTAAGTAATGGACCCGGAAGAGCTGAAAGCTGAACTAGCGAAGCTCCAGGAAGCATTCGAGGCAGGGGTCTCCGATGTCAAGGCTCTCGTCGATCAACGAGACGAGGAGATCAAGACGCTCGGCAAGGCCACTGAGGAGACCGGGACGAGGCTGGATGAAGCCGGTAAGCTGATCGAAGAAGTCCGCAGCGAGATGACGGCCCTCACGGAGCGTTTGGATACCTTCGAAGCTGAAGCCAAGCGCCTCCCGCAGGGGGCCGCCGATGCTCCGCTGTCCATCGGAGAGCAGTTCATTCAATCCGATGTCTACAAGGACTTCAATCCGACCAGCGACGTGAAGTCCGGTGCATTCCAGACCAAGTCACTCCATCACATGGAGCGCAAGGAAGCCGTCCCGGCAGGATCGCTGACTGGTGCGACGCTCGGCAACGTCCCTGGCTATCTCTACGATCCCCAGCGGGTCGCTGAGATCATTCGGGCACCGGAGCGTCAAGTTCGGATTCGGGATCTGATCCCGTTGCTACCGACGACCTCGGGAGCAATCGAGTTCGTCCGAGAGACAGGGTTCACGAACGAGGCCGCCGCTGTGGCAGAGACCGCAGAGAAGCCGCAGTCATCGCTGGAGTTCGAGATCGTCTCTCTGGCGGTGAAGACGCTTGCTCACTGGATTCCCGTCACTCGGCAGATCCTGGCGGACGCTGTCCAGCTCGCAGGGTATATCAACACTCGCATGATCTATGGTCTCAAGTTGGCAGAGGATACGCAGATCCTCTATGGTGATGGTACCGGAGCCAATCTGTCCGGTATCCTCACCGATCCCAACATCCAGACCTACAACATGGCGAGCCACGCAGGCGATACCTACGTGGATGCGATCCGGAGGATGATTACTCTGGTTCGCCTTGCTGAGTACCCGGCGACAGGCATCGTCGTGCATCCGAACGACTGGGAAGTGATCGAGCTGCTCAAGGGCACCAACGGTCACTACATCTGGGTGAAGGTGACCGAGGGAGGCGAGCAGCGCCTGTGGCGTGTTCCAGTCGTGGATAGCCCAGTAATCAACGAGAGCGAGGTTCTCGTCGGTTCGTTCGCACTGGGCGCTACGCTGTGGGACCGTGAGCAGGCTGCAATCCGAGTGTCGGATTCGCACAACGACTTCTTCATCCGGAACATGCTGGCTATCTTGGCGGAAGAGCGGTTGTGTCTGACCGTGTTCCGTCCGGAGGCCTTCGTGCTCGGGACGCTCACAGCCGAGAGCTGATGAGCACGTGAGACAAGAATAGCGTGGGAGGCTCGTGAGAGCGAGCCTCCCACGGGAGGGTCGAGGATAGTGGACAACTTGGATGAGAGGCTCGCTGCACTCGAAGGACAGGTGACTGCCACTGAAGGTGCGCATCTGCGGACGTTGGCAGCTCAGTGTGCGCCTAGAAATCCCATCGTCGAGATCGGATCGTATTGTGGCAAGTCTACAGCGTATCTGGCGGCAGGCTCGATGGATGGGGGACACAATCACATCTTCGCCATCGATCTTTGGGGGCTGAGCAATATCGAAGGCGGCTGGGACCTCTCGGGATCGGCATATCAGCTCGAAGCGATGGACACCCTCGACCGAGTCGTATCCGAGCTGGGGTTCGCTGATCTGGTCACCGCAGTGCGGGCTACCTCGAAGCATGCAGTGAGGGTGTGGTCTCGTCCAATCGCCTTGCTGCACATCGACGCCGAACACACCTACTCAGGGCTACGAACCGACTACGAGGGCTGGAGTCCATGGATCATTCCTGGGGGCATCCTGGTCATGCACGACTACAGGGCAGACTTCCCTGATTTGACAAGGTACATGGATGAAGTGATCCTGACATCTGGGCTGTGGGAGGGAGTGCAGGTAGTAGAGCGTATGCTGAGTATGCGGCGAAGGAGTGAAGTCAAGTGAAGATCGTCGGACATGGTGGTCACATCGGATACAATCGAGGCGGCGCAGTCAATATGCTACTCGCTGTTCTCAAGGAGCTCGACCGCCGTGGGCATCAGGTGAGGTTGGTCACACCTGGGGGGTTGTCAGCTCAGCACCTCAAGAAGCGAGGGATCGAGTTTCCGATCTCAGTCAATCCATTGCCAATGGCAATCCGTCGTATCTACGCTCAAGCCGATGTGGTCCTGACGCAATCGACAGGCACTCCAAGGGCTGTTCACACAGCAATGAAGACTGACGTGCCACTAGTCCACATCGTCCATGATGATGGGCAGCTAGGATACTTCAAGGTCAAGCCTGAACAGACAGCGCTCGTGGTCTTCAATTCGTTCTGGTTGCAGGAAGTCACCAATTGGCCAGGGCCTAGCATCGTCTTGCATCCCCCGATCTTTGCCAAGGATTGTCAAGTGCCTCGCACTGGCAAATCCATTGTGCAGGTGAGTCTGTCTGAACAGAAAGGTGGACGTACATTCTGGAACCTGGCGCAGGCCCTCCCAGAGCGCTCATTCGTTGGCGTGCAAGGACCATGGGGTCGGCAGTTGCAACCCGATCCACCACCGGAGAACGTCACACTACTCGGCTATCAGCAAGACGTGCGCAAGGTGTATGAGCAAGCTCGCATCGTACTTTGTCCTGCACAGGACTTGCAGAAGGGTCGTCCGTATTGGACGGAACACTGGGACGACCGTACTGGTTTGTACTGGACGGAGAGTTGGGGGATCGTTGCGGTAGAAGCGATCATGTCTGGCATCCCCGTGATTGCGCATCCGACGCCTGGACTTGTCGAATCGCTTGGGAAGGCGGGGCTGTTCGCTGATCGGGAGAACGTACAAGAGTGGGTGGATGTAGTACAAAGCCTCGATGATCCTGAGGTCTACGAACATCAGTCTGCATTGGCGCTCGAGCGGGCCGCAGAGCTCGAGCCAACCACGCAGTTCGATTTCTTCGAGGACGCCCTGCGAAGGATTGCAGGAGCACCAGATGAGGAGGCATTAGAGATGCCTACGAGAGTCAAAGCCCGTCGAAGTTTCCTCAGCGGACAGGGAATGCGGCGTTCCGGCGACGAGTTCGAGTTGCCGGAGCTGCGAGTGCAGCAACTCCTGGCACGAGGGCTAGTCGTGCGCCTGGATCCCGCCCCAGAAATTGGACCGAGTTCGATCCCTCAACAGCCTCAGCCTGGAGAGGTCAAGGGTGGGGACCAGGTTCCAACAGGCGTGACCATTACCTTTCGGTGCGAGGCCTGTGGGCGATCTTTCAAGACGAAGTCGGGTTTGGCTTCGCACACTCGGGCGAACCATCCCGAGCTGATCAAGAAGGAGCCGGGGCTTGCAGTTGGAGGATAGGTCATGGGAGCGGTAGTAGATCGCCTCGATCTAAGTGTAGGCTCGCAGACGGAGCTCGATACCGTCAAGGATTATCTCCGTGTGAGCCACGCTACCGAGGACGATTTCATCATAAGCTTGATTGCACAGGCGAAGCAGATGGTGGACGATTTCCTACAGAATCCGTTTGTCGAACTGCGCACGGAGATCCAAGTGGCCTCGGTGGCTATCGGCGATGCTGTAGCGATCACTCCGACGCGGTATGTTGGGGCTCGTCCGACCTCAGGCGGGTTGATCCCTGACGTTGGACGCACGATCGTCGATGTGCGCTTCGTTGCCGCTGCTACTGCCGACCATGAGGAGCGGGAGTTTGCCGTAGGCGTCTCTGATGCGGCAACGGCGACCAATCTGGCAGCAGCGATCAGTGACGAGCTCTATGGCTTGCGAGAAGTGACGGCGACGGCGGTAGATACCACAGTGCGCCTCGTTCGGTCGGTCCCAGGCAGGCAAGTCGTCCCAGCCACAAGTAGCAACGACGATACTCTGAAAGTGGTCCAGCGGCGAGTTGAGTCCGATATCCCCACGCCCGTGGCAGACGCTGTCCTCCGCATTATCGGGCGAGTGTATGAGCAGCGTGCCGAAGGAGAGGGAGCGGGAAGCATGACGGGGCTAGGCAATGTGACATGGGAAGGCTTTGAGATCGTGCGGACGATGCTGTCACCGCACCGAAAGATCGTGGGGTTGTGAGATGCGCCCTCTCGCCAGCAAACTGAGGGACCGTGTACGCATCGACGAGCGTGTGGAGGTAGATACGCCGCTTGGACGTCAAGAGACATCTTGGACGGAACGCGAGACCGTGTGGGGCTTGCTTGTTCCGCTCTCCGTGGCAAACCGCGCCGAGCTCCAACAGCTTGGGCACAGCACAGTAACGCACCGCATCTACTTCCGTGGGCGAGTGGACATCGAGCCTGACTCCAATCGCTTTGTAATCGGGTCAACTGCATACCGTCCGCTCGAGTTGGTACATCAGGATGTCCAGCAGGGACGCTTCGGCCATGTGCTGGTTGGGGAAAGCATCGGCGAGTCCACGGAGCTCGAGGAGGAGGAAGCCTGATGCTCCAGGCAACGTCAGGCTGTCAATTGATCTCGAACGTTGGGGCCGTCATGCGGGAGTTCGATAAGCAGATGGTTGCCCGCACTCTCGAGGCGGCGATGGAAGTCAAGGCCGCATGGTTGAAGATGCTGCGAGGTAAGCGCAGCGGACGACGGTATCGGGTGCCTCCAAGTACCGCGCGCCTCAAGGGGAAGCGTCGAAGGAAGGTAAGGTGGTACACGGCTTCAGCTCCTGGCGAACCACCGGCACGCCTGCATGGTGATCTCGCTCGAAGTATCAGTGCGGCGACCTTGAGAGTCGGTGGTGAGATTCAAGGTCTTGTCGGTTCGCCAATGAAGAAGTCAGTCTGGCTCGAGAAGGGCACTCGCAAGATGAAGCCTCGTCCGAGCCTCGGGCCAGCGATGCGTAGATCGAGGAAGAAGGTTCAGCGCATCCTAAGCCGGAGGATGTTCTAGGATGGATGTGAAGGCAGCTTTGATAACGGCGCTCGCCGAACACCTCATGGCTGATCCTACACTCAAGGAGCTGTTCAAGCTCGACGGCGAAGTTGAAGGTACTGTGCGGGTGCGCTACCAGTGGGCTGTGCAGGATGAGAACTTCCCATATCTCGTCCATACGGCCGACTTGCTAACGCAGGAAGATTGGCTAACCAGTGAAGCCAGTTACGTGCTGGACATCTGGGATCATGGACAGAACGCCAGTCGAATGTTGGCGATCCGTGAGCGACTTCTCGAGCTTCTCAATCGAGAACGGCTTGCACTTGCAGGAGGGGAAGCCACGGGCATCCGAATCTACTATGATGGTGAGAGTGAGGTGCCCGAACCTGAACCCGAGATTTGGCGGCTAACGACATCATGGACGATTCGATTCTTCCGAGACGCTGAAGTGAGCGCCATCCAGGCAAGAGAGGAGGTGTAAGAACATGCCACAAGGACTGCACGGTATCACAGCGGGTACATCGGGACGGCTCGTGATCGACGCCGGGGCGTGCTACGTAGGATATACCGACGCTGAGAACCCCGGCGATCTGGTTGGAGCAACCCGGAACGGTAATGCGTTCAATCTTACTCGGACGATTCGACGCATTCCCGCAGATGGCTCGCTCGGTCCGACGAAGGGGCTACGCCGTCGAGAGGAGATCGTGGCGCAGATCACGGTCAACCTCTTGGAGGTGACGCTGGACAACTTCCGACGTGCGATTGCCGGTGCTAATGTGGATATGTCCGACCCTGACCAGGCGGTGATAACGGGAGGGGAAATCCAGGACGGCGACTACATTAGCAATGTCGCCATCGTCGGAACGCTCAACGGCACCGATATCCCGGTAGTGGCCTTGGTGACGAACGCCCTCGCTGAGGGTCCGTTCAACATGGCCTTGAACGACCGAGATGAGGTGGTGATCCCGGTAACGTTCACGGGACACTTCGACCCGGCTGATATGGACACAGAGCCATGGCAGGTCTATCTGCCGCAGGTCGCCGGCGAGTCGTAGAGCACCTGACCACGGTGCTTATAGGTGGGTAGGCTCCCGATCCGAGCGGGGGCCTACCCGAGAAAGGCGAGAGGATGAGTACAGAAAGCACAACTGGAGATGGTAATGAATTGACCAGCGGAGCGGGACCTCTGCTCATCGAACCTCCTTCGGTGATGATTGAGGGGACGGAGTATCGGATGCACCGCATGGGGTGGCTTGACGTGCTGAGACTCATGCGCATTCTCGGTGGCGGAGCGGCAAACCTGCGCACTGAGCTCAAGGACTTGGACTTCACCGATCCGGACAAGACGGTCGAAGCCGTGACCATGCTACTCATCGTCGGGGTACCCTACGCCGACAATCATGTGGTGACGTTCGTCTCAGGGCTACTGTACCGTCTAACCCCAGATGGGGAGGAGGATCAGGTCATCCCTGCCGAGCTGCGAGATCCGGAGCGTTTTCCGATCACCAGCTTCATTCCAATCGCTGAAGCCATCGGGCGGCACCCGGATCTGAAGGCTTTTTTAGCGCAGTTGCAGGAGCTGGCCAGCAACCAGGTGATCCAGCGGCTTTTGAGAGACAGATCGACGCAGTCCAAAGACGATACGGATGGGCAACCGACGAAGTCCTAACTTCTCAGATGCCGGTGGCTCGGCTGTTGCAGCTCTTCCGAGTTGTTGCTGAAGCTGAGTTGCGAGAAGCGAAGGACCGCCTGCGATATGCGGCGATGATCGGATGGCAACTGGGGCAGCTGATGGGTGCAGAAAGAACATCGTTTTGAGAGTGGCTAACGACTCTTGGACTCGCCCCTGAAGAGCAAGAGCGACCTGGGGACGCTCCTGGGGTCACTCGAGATGAGGCATTGGCAAAGGCTGCCACAGCGCTCAAGACGCTGAAGGTCAGTGGCGTCAAAGAGCTCAGGACAGGATAGAAATGGTCGAGCTGTTCAGGTTACTGGGACGTGTCACCGTCAACCGAGCTGAGGTCGAAGCCGACCTGACAGCGGTCGAGAAGAAGGCTGCCAAGACAGGTCAGGCAATGGCAGCGTCCTTCATGGCCGTGGGGAAGGG